GCCTTCAACAACACCCGTGCGTGGGTGGATCGATTGAGCCAAGCTGTCCAGCGTGTTACGAAGGATATTCGACTTGATAAGCTGAATGTCCATCGTCACGTCGGCAATCGACATGCCGAAGAATGTGTGCGGCTCTGGATCGGGGCAGAAGTCTACGAACGGAATAAAGTCGCAAGGTTCCCAATGCAGTACCTTGTTGGCCGTGCCAGCAACGCAGACGCGGCAAAGTTCCGCGATTCCGTCGCCGTCCATGTCAACGTACACATAGCCCTCGATGTAGAGGACTTTACGCGATGTCGTATCTGTGCGGCCTGTGATTTGGACAAACGCTTGCGGGTTACGGTCAAAGGTTTCTTGGTTACCTTCAAAGTCGTCTAGCGTTTCGAAGCCAAGGTCTTGAACCTCATCGAAATCGTAACCCATCTTCACAAGATCGGACACGGTAACGTAACGACGGTGGGCTACAAACTCCGCCGTCTCGATAGAACGCGCACGGCGGTCAATCAGAAACTCTTCAGGCGGTACGGATTGAACGCGCAGGCGGCCCTTCTCTGTTGTACGGACAACCGAACAATCGTAGGTCGCGGGTTGGATTTGCTCCGTCATACCCATCGGCGTTTCGGTGATAGTTTCACCGTAGGTAATCTCTACGTCCTTAACTTCGACGGTAGGGTCGGACTGAAGGACCGAGAAGGTAGCTTCATCAAGGCCCGTAAAGTAATGAGTTGTAACGTCTTTTTCTGTATCCCACCAAACTTTCATGATACCGTTCTTACGGATCAGAGCGTCCTTGAATGTGGAATAGCATTCGCTGAATAGGTTGTTATCGCGTGTCAGGCAGTAGTTGACGTAATCCGTTGCTTGCTGCGCAGTGGCCACATCTTCTGGGCCGTTCGGCGCGAACTCGACGACGTTGTTCGCCGCGAAAAATACTTTCATGATCGACGGCATCATGGCCTGTACAGTATCCCGTACATCCATCGACATCGCCTGCGACCGGCCCTCTTCTTCGTTGCCGAAGGGTTCGCCCTTATAGTACTGGCCCGCAAGCGCACGCTGCGGGCTGATGTCGTCGTCAATATATGATTGAGCGTCGTCTATCTCGGCGATGACGATGTTCTGAAGTTCTTCTTCGGATATAGGCTCTTCGACCTGCTCGTCTTCCATCTCTGGCTCTTCAATGGAAACTTCCGTGCCGTCGGGAAGTTCGACTTCGGTTTCTTTAGACATATCTTCGCTGTCGTCGTTTTCCGAGTTGGCGTTGGGAACCCCGGTGTCCTGATACATACCTTGGCTCTTAGCCATGTCGGCCTTACTCGGCTTACGGTTATTGCGATATGCCATATTTTAGCCTTACTTCTTTTTGGACTTGCCAGCTTCGGACAGGGCAATAGCTATAGCCTGTTTGCGCGATTTAGCCAAGGGAGCCTTTGCCGGGCCTTTAGGGTTTACGCCAGCGTGCAATGTGCCGCGCTTAAATTCACCCATGACCTTAGCCACTTTCTTGTCGGCCTTAGTAGGTTTCTTCATTTTGACTTCCCCTTGTTTCGGGTTGATATGGCTTTGGCTTTGGACTTCGCGTCTGCTTTAGATGACGCACCCCACGCTTGCAGAGATAAGAGAAGGCGGGTTGGTTCGCCTTTCGCATTACGCTCCGGCCCCGGCATGTTTCCCATACGCGCTAAGAATGACGCCCTCCGTGGATTATCCCCTGATTTAACAGGCGCTTTCAAGTTGGCCCCTTCGGTCTTCTTGAAGTGGCTGCGGCCCGCTTCGTTGAGGCCGCCCTTCGGATTTTGAAAACGCTTTGCGACCATGCAACCAAACCTATTTCTTCGGCGTATACGCGCCGCGTTCACTCAAATACACAATGGCCCGGTAAAGAACTTCTGTACTCTCTCTCGCGTGGCCAAGAACTAAATTACACCCCGAACAAAGTATGCCGCGCACATCACCCGTCTCATGGTTATGGTCTACGACAACTGATCGTTTATCTCTATACGCTAATATATCAGATATTTCTACCTTACAAATAGGGCAAGCGAAATTCTGATTGGCGATGATTGTTTGGTACTCATCGTTACTAATACCGTATCTGCGCAAGAGATTGCGGTTGCGGTGGTAATGGGGGCGGGCGGCGGCAAAGGCTTGTTGGTACGCACGCATACACTTCTTACATGTACGCCTTTGAGCGTGGAAGTTGTCAGTCGGCTTCTCTTCGCCACATTTCGGACAAGTTTTTGTTTCCACGGATACGCTCCCTGTTACAGGCCTATAACCTATAATTTACAGAAAAGCAAAAAAGTAGGATGGCGGCGTTCCTGACGAAGGAGCAGCATCGTCTTGTCGCTATTACCGGCCTAGCCGCGCACATCCTTAGTCGCCCGGCAGGGAGAGGGAGAGGAGGAACCTGCCGGGCAAAAGAAATATAACACATCAATCGCTTATGTCAAACAACACCCTTGATGTTCCGCTTTAAGGCCCCCGACTTGTTGGCCATCGAGTAGCCGTGCATGATGGTCGATATATCGGTGGCGAGGCACAGGCACAGGGCATCCGCCTTATCCGGCGAAGGAAGTCCGCGCTTCTTCATGCTCTCCTTACTTTCCACCTGCATCTTACCAGACGAGGTGAAGGTGTAGCGCGGTGACGCCAACTCGGCGAACAACTGTTCGTCCTTCGGTATCTTTACGTCACGGTTCGCCAGCCACCCCTTACACTTGAACCACAATTCGGCGCGTAGGTTGGCGTAAGTCCCTTTCATGGCGGGACTTTCTGCGACGTTGATCCCACGCGCAGGTAGGCCCAGTTCGCGCAGACGGTCAAGCACCCCAGCCCCCAACCCGATACTATCGACCAGTATCTCGACTGGCTGCTCGGAAGGGACAAGCGCCTCATACTCAGCTACGACTGCGCCGGTTAGCTGCATCAGGTCCAGACCTTTCCAAGTCTGTATCTCTTCAACAACCGGGCCGCGCCGCTTGGCGAGTGCGGAAGCGTCGGAACCCATACGCGCAACGTCGAGGCCCCACACACTCTTCGTCTGCTTGGCAATCTTGATCTCGCGGTTCATAGCGCCGTCAATCAACTCGACAGGGATGACGGTATCTTCTTCACGCGGCGGGAAGTTACCCAACACACGGACGTGGTACGCCGGGCTGTCTTCGCCATACCGCAACTGCATCTCTCGAACGAACGCATCGGATACGCGTGGGCTGTCGAGACAGCTAACATGGAAGGTTTTCCATTCCCCCTTCAAACGATTGTGCGTATCGTAGAATAGACCGCTGTTTCGCGTAGGGTTTCCGAGAAGAAGCGTCGTCGCGTTGTGGCCCGACATAGAACCGGACGCAGCTTCGTACACACTCTCTGGGATACCAGACGCTTCGTCGGCGACGAGCAGCACGTTGTCGGCGTGGATACCCTGCAACGCTTCGGGCGTTTCAGCGCGGCTCGTTCTGGCGGAGATAAACGCTTCACTGGCCGCGGCCTTCAACTCAATACGGTCGGCCTTGACTTCGATTAGTGTTTTGAGCACTTCGGGTAGTTCATTCACCCATCGCTTCAGTTCCGCGAACATCGCATCGAACAACTGTGCGGATGTCGGCGCAGTAACAACAACCTTCACCGGATAGCGCGTCAGGAAGTAATGCAGCATGGCCCAGCTTGCGGCTGTAGACTTACCGACACCGTGGCCTGAGCGGACGGAGATACGGCGTTCGCCAGAACTAATCGCCTTCAGAAACTCGATTTGCCACGGGTCCGGTTTAGTCCTTAAGATATCGCGCACGAACCCGACAGGATCATCGCGGTACTTCTTCAGGAACTCCAAAAAGAAGTTTGGTTCAGATTTCGTCATTCTTATCTCCCCTGATTACACGTGCGATTGTTTGGTGACTTACCGTGATACCATGACGCTTTGCAACTATAATGGCAATATCGCGGTAGCTATGGCCTTTAACGCGTGCGGCCTTCATGGTGATGAGCGCGTCCTGCGCGTTTGGCTCTGGGTGCAGCTTGGCCTTGCGGCCTGTGCCTGACTTCTTAAAGCCGAACGGCACTTTGCCACCGACGTATCCGCCTTGTGACTTCTTGGCCCTCTTACCGGCGGTGACACGTTCTCTGATACGGCGGCGCTCCTCCCCGGAGAAGACGGCCATGATCTCTAGCATGAAGCGTCCGTTCGGGTTGGCCTTGTCCATCACATTGCCGTAGCCGTTGATGATGAGATTAATGTTCGCCGTTTCCCAGTCGGCAATCACGTTTAGTGCGTCCCGTGCGTCACGGAACATACGATCCAGCTTCGATACAATGACGGTATCGCCGGGACGGAGGAACGCCAGCTTGCAGCCTTCTTCTCGGCGTAGCAGTGGGACACCGCCGGAAACACCCCGCTCTTCGTAGATATGGTCTAGTTC